TTTGTGCAGGTTCCATCACATATGTATCTTTATACCATGTCAATAATGCCGGTTCAAATACCGTATCACCTGAACCAACAAAGTCACAATCACATTCTTGTGCCGCACCTTTAACTCCTAAGATTTTGGTTTGTTCATCTCTCCATGCCTGATTCCTTTCTGGGTGAACTGTCCAATGTAGATTGATATTATTAAATCCATTTTGTCCACTTTCTCCGTCTACCCACATTTTATGAAACCAGTTACCAATACCATTTGGAGTTGATAATACGATTGCAGCACCACCTGTTGATAGAGTTGATTGTGCTGATAACCAAATCTCATCAATATCTCTAATGAATGCCGCCTCATCTACAACTAATAGGGATAAGGCTTCAGAACGACCTGCGTCTGGAGAACTTGCGATTGCTTTTACTTGTGAACCATTTTTTAATTTAAGAGAAAGTTTATTATCTTCTACCGATGAACTACCACCATCTCTTAACCAAATAGGAAGTAAGTCGTGCATAACTCTTACCTTCTCTACCAGATTCTTTGCAACAGTGACTTTAGTTGCGATTACTAACGCATTGAAGTCTTGATTGAATAACATCTTCCATAAAATGTATCCTGCAGATAAGGTCGATAGACCCAACTGACGAGATTTAAGAATAATGTTAAAACGATTATCTTTAAAGTCAGTTAAACAATTTTCCTGGAATGGATAAAGGTGAAAGGGTATTTTTCCTCTCACCGGATGCTGAATGACACAATACTTTTTCATAAAGTAAATTGGGTCTAACGCACACTTGCGATATTCTTCAGCAATTATCTCTTTTAAGGTTTTCTTAGGTTGCCCTTGAACTCCCATTATTTTTTGAATTTAATCTTCCAATAAACACCAGCTCCAATATATGGTGATAATGTTCCATTAGTTCCATCGGTTACTCTATTAGCAACACCAATACCTAAATTATAGATTTTGTCTTTTTTAGTTTTTATAAGTAATCCTGCACCAATATTTGAAACTACATCTTCTTTGTTAAATCCACCAGTTAAACCATAATATACTTGTGTTTTTGGTAATTCCTTAACAATCATAGTTTCTTTAATGGTTCTTTGTTTAACACTTGCATTGAAAGTTCTACCCAATATTTTATTTTGAGTAATTGTATCAATCATTGCAATTGTTCCTAAACTATCTGGTAATTGTAATGTATCTTTGTAAACGTTCTTTGCGAAGAAATCTTGCAATAAAGCTTGAGTATCTACGATTGTAGGAATAATTACTTCCTTAATTGTTTCGTGATAAATATCTTCACCCTTTTTAGTTACTACTTTTGTTTTAACTATATCAATTGTATCAATTTCGTGTTTAATCACTTCGTATGCCTTTCCTTCAATATAAACTTTTTTACCTGGCATAACTCCACCTGGGTTAAACCATTGTAATAAAACAAATAAGATTAATGCAACGATTGTAATGTTTTTAAAATTCAATAATTTTTTCATAATTTTTATTTTTTAATTAATTCTGGATGATTTAACTCAACCAATTTTTCTTCTAATAACCTTTTTCTTTCTATTAATAATTCAATGGCCTCATATGCTCCATCAATGTCTTTTTTCAAATCTGTTTTTACTTTTTCAATATCTACTTCCCATGTCCAAGTTTCAGTTCTACCATCTTCGGTGATAATTTCCATTTGTTTTTTTATACCACTCAAAGCTTCTTCATATCTATCCTTTAATTCTCTAACATAAGCAAGTTTGTTTCTTGTTATCTTATAATCTTCATAGAATGGATATGTTCCATCTTCTTTTAAACCATGTTCAAACTTTGCAAGACAAACAATACACATTCCTGTTTTACGAATTAGTTTTTTGTCTGCATTACTATATGATTCCGTTTTACAATCTTCATTTGAACATGTACTCAACTTTTGTAAAAATTGTCTTACATCGTCCATTTGAGTGACTGCAACTTTAAATCCTTCTTTTTGTTCCCACTCTTTTCCGTCTTTGTCAGTCCATCTTTCACCAACCTCTCTCTTTTCTTCAACCTCACCTTCATAACCAAAATGAGTTTGATTATTATCTGTTCTTCCAAAAACCGTGTCTATGATGAGTTTACGAGATTTGTGCATCCCTTTTGATTTCTCATCAAAACTTTTTCTTTTTGCCATATTTCTATACTTTTATAACTGTTTCTTTATAGTATATATATCAAAATTATTCGTAAAAAATACCCAATATTTGATTTAATGGTGCAAATGAACCTGTAAGTTTATAAGTTTTTCCATTATAAAAGAACACCAATCCTTCGGTTGCAACTATTTTATCAATACCACCTAATGCATTTAATCTACTTAATTCTTGTTTCAATTTTTGAACTTTGGATTGGTCTCCACCACTTCTAACTTGTGATGCAACAGATTTAAGTTTTTCCTTCATTGACCTAATTGCTTTATCAGGATGAACAGTCAATACCGAACTTACAAATTCTAAAACATCTGCACCCACTCCTAAAAATAATTCTTCGAATGGTCTAATATTATCTTTTTGTTGCTTTATAACATTTACCTTATCTTGTGCAATTGCCCATTTTTGTAATTCTTCATTTGATATTGTATTCAATCTAAGTGACTTATCTCCAAATGCCCATCTTCTAATCAATGATTCTTTTGTAAGTTTATCAACTTTTACAGGTGCATTTGATGTAATCCACCAATCCCACCAACTTTGATGATAGTCTGCAACATTATCGGAATCACTTAACCCAAATTCACTTTGTAATTTATTTAATTTAGAAAGATACTTATTTTGTTTAGAACTTAAGTTATCGTTTTTAGGTATACTTGTAATTGGTGGGCCTTGTATTGTGTATTTAGATTGAACATCTGCGTTTACTTGTTTAATCATTCCTGCTAATATATTCTCTGCACCATCAACTTGTCCTATTGCAGTACCACTTTCGTTATACTGAATACAATTATGAAAAACTAATAAAGCTTGTCCGTAAGGAATTACATTTACCGATGTTGGCCAAATAACTTCAATATTCATAAAGTTTTTACCTTCACCAAAAATCTTTTCTCTTTGTTTTTGAGATAGAGATGATATTGCGGCCGATAAATCTTTCATTGCGAAATTATATGCATCTGTCAATCCACCTCTTCCGGCAAATTTAGATGCAACACCTTCGATACCCAATGCATTTGCTCCTGCATTTTGTAGATGCCCTTTATTTCTTGCTGCAATCAATCTACCATTTTTCCAACTTATTGCCAAAGCTTGTCCGTCAGTTTTTTCTCTAATCACTCCTAACTCTCCGGTAAGTGCTTTTGTGATTATATTTTTCAAATCACCAAAAGTTAAATCCATATCATCAAACGGATGTGACATATGCCCATATGCTCCACCTTCTAATAATAAACTTTCATTTAAATTGGGTTGGATATTTAACTCCTTTTCCATTTGGGTTATCTCATCGTATCCCATATTACGAAGTGCTCTTGCAACCATATTTGGATTTGCTGGCATATTTGCTCTACCAAAAAGATATGCATGGATTCTTTTTCTAAATGTTGAATCTCTGTATAATTTTATAATATTCATAAAATGGACATCTTTATTACCCATTTCGTATATGTTTTGTCCTTTTTGACCCAATCTAAATGTTGTTGCCTTTTTACCATTTATAGTTGGCATCCCGTGGTCATCTTTACCAATGTCTTTAACAACAACTTTTTTGTTTTTGAATTTACCCATCAAAACTTCATCACCCGTATCAACATCTATATTGATATCTTCATTGTAAATTTGTTTATTGATTCTACCATATTCTCTCATTAAGATTCCTGCTACGGCATGTGCTTGATTTTCTATTGGAGAACCATCTGCACCATCTTTCATTGGATTTCTAACCAATCCCAATTCATCTTGCTTTCTATGAACCATTTCGTGTGCAAGAGTTCTCAAAATATCTGCCGTTAATCTACCTTCGGTTGCTACATATATTTCTTTTGTCATTGGGTCAAATCCACCTAAACTGGTTTTTACTTCCGCGAATTCTCTGCCACGAACTAAACTTATCTTTGGATTTTCTTTTAATTTTAATCTTTTAGTTGCAAACTCTACAAAATGTTGAATAGATTGTTGTTTTGATTCGGAAATGTTTTCTTTCATCAAATTAGCTGCTGCATTTTTTGGTTTATCTTTTTTATAACGTTCTATTGATTTCAAAAGTTGTTCATTGGACATTTTATATGTTTCCATTTTTTTCAAAATAGTCTCTGTATAATTTTTTATGAATGTATCTTTATCAAATTCTTCATTAGTATTTTCAAATATTTTTGCAACACCCAATGCAACACCACCGACTGCTGCTTGATTTTGGTTAAGACCCAATGATTCAAGTCCAAGATGTTTTACTATGTCTCTTAATACATACCCACCAATGTTTTTTGCACCAAATTTGTATGCAATTTTTGCACCTGCACCTTTTGCCATAGCCGTTAAACCACCACCTGCTGCAGCTGCCGTACCCGCTCCCATTATTGCACCTGCTGCTGCAACACCACCTAAAATGTATGCACTAAATTTAACCAAATCCCATCCTGCTTTTGTTTGTCTTTCACTTTCTTTCCAAGACTTTTCTGCTAATTCTCTTTCTTCGGGTGTCAAATCTTCTCTATATACGGGTTCTTTTTTTGTTTTTGGTCTACCCAACAAATCTTTTTCTTGTATGGGATTGCCATCTTTATCCATTACATTATGTCCATGTTTATCTTTTTTATAGACAGGAACTTCTTTCATTTTAGGTTGTATTACTCCGTTTGAATTTCTTTCACCCGGTTCTGTAAAATCATCCCAATGTCTATTTTTACCATCTTTATCTTTTACACTACCAATTTTACCAGTAGTTGCTATTGATTTTATCATACTACCCACACCACCAAACATTTCAGTATTGTGGTCCCAGACATGCTTAATTGCGTTACCTATATGGTTTCCAATTTTTTTAACATAATCCATCAATCCTTTTCTTTCAGGTGATTGTGGGTTATTTACACTATCTACATGTTCATTTTCTTCATCGGTTAAATCCTTTCTAGCTGTATTTAAAGCTTGATTTACTTTTTCTTCTTTTTCTGCTGCTGCTTTTTCTTCAGGAGACATTTCAGCTGAAGATTTTAATTCGGCTCCACCCAATTTTTGTTCCGGTGGTGCTTCTTGTTTTTCTTCTCCAGGTTTATTTTCTGTACCCTTTTCTTTTTCAGTATCGGTTTTACCCTGTGCAGTTGCTCCTTTATTAACAGGTTGACCAGGTTGAGATGGTTTTGGTTCGTTTGCCGGTGCATCCGATGGGCCTTTAGACATCTTTTTTTCTTTTTCAGCAGCTAGTTCTGCGGGTGTCAATACTCTTATATTACCATCATCGGATTTATGAGTTGCTCCTTGTTCTTTATTTTTTCCATAATATCCACCACCTAAGTGTACTAGTCCCATTTTTTCTGCATCAGATTCTTCTCCAAAGTATTGTTTACTAAACTCTTCAAATAATTCTTCAGTAATTACATGATTTATTAATTCCATAATTGGGTCGTATGGATTCAATTCATAACCACTAACCAATTCCGTTACTGAACCTGTTGGTGCACCATTTATATATCCTCCAGGTAAATTTAATCCAACTCCTATTCCTCCTGGAAATCCCTCACTTAATTTTGTTGTTATCATTTTAAAAATATCTTTATCAAATTTTGGGTAAGCTTTAAGAAAAAACTTTTTAGCTTTTTCCTTATCACTACTTCCCAACCCCCTTCTTACATCCGTTCCACTTATTGGATTTTTTTCTGCAGGTATTGGATATGTATAACCTATTTCATCATAACCATATCCGGCTTTACCTTTATATGGTTTAAAATATTTACCTTGCAATCTAGTTGCATCCTTATCACCAACTGCAGCAATATATGCAATAGTTTGTCCGTCATATTTTTTTAATATTTCGGCAGGTCTATATGGATTATTTACTTTTACAAACTTAGTAGATGGAACACCAAACATCTTAGTTGCAATTTCTTTTTTTTCATTAAAAGAAAATGGAGATTTATCAGATGATGTATCGTTAGATGTTGCAATGTAAACATTTGCAGAACCAAATTCATCCACTAGTCTTTGGTACGCATCATAATGTCCTCTGTGAAATGGTTGGAACCTACCACCATATACTACAACTTCACCTTCTATAATTGGTTTATTTACTTCGTTTAAATTCATGTGTATAAATATCCTAAAATTTTAGAAATTCTTGTAAACAAATGGGTCTCTCTTTTTTAATTCTTCTAACTTTTTTTTAAATTTCTTTTTTCTTTGATAATCTTCATATTTTCTAATGAAGAATGAAATAATAGGTAATTTTTTCATAATTTATAGTGTATTATTATATATATATAAATATAAATTATCATTTTAAATGAAAATATTAGTTACTGGTG